TCTGTTCTTTTTTAGTTTTTCTAGTTATACTTATTCGTGTTCAGTTAGATATTCTTGTATATATTTAACTTAAGTTAATTATATATTCTTTACATAGAGGAATAAATAAAATATAAGGAATATACAATGGAATTTGAACCATTTCCTCCAGAGATCTTTAGTCCATTAGATCGATTGGAAAAAGAAAATTATGATAGTAATATAACATACGGTGTAACATCTATAGGTATAACAACAGAAGAACTAGAACGTTGTGACGAATATACTAAGATGTTTATTTATATAACGGCACAGGTTATTGCAGTTATCCCTGTGTCTAAAACAAGAGCTGATACTCTAAGACAATGTAAAGCTAAAATAGAAGAGTTTACTGTTCGTGAACATCAACGCCCATTAACAGTAGAAGAGCAAGCAGAAAAGAAAAAGTGGGAAGATATTATTAAGGACTTTGACTTAATATTTACCCCAGAAGCTGTCTATGAAAGACTAACATATAGACCTTATCTAAATAGTCTATTCTTTAAGGTAACCCAAAAAGCCAATGCTAAAAGCAAAACTAATGGTACTTATGTTACAATGGATAATGACAAGAAAAAATGGGTTTATAAAACATGGGTATTTACTAATGTAAGAGAAAATGAACATACTATTCATTTCATGGACAGAACTAATAGACCAGGACTAGTGGAATATAAAAACATACAAGACATAACCTTTGCAGCTTTAAATATTCCTCGATGTGCAAAGGGTGTATTTGTAATAAAAGATAGCGTCTTAGCCAGACCTAACTTTAAAGAAGTAGGACTTGAGAAGATAACTGGTCTCCCATATAGACAGCTTAGTAACATTAAGAAATTGCAAACTAGTATAGCAGGTGCAGATGCTCTCTATGCTAATAGTAATAGCACATTGTATTATAACCATCTATTTAATCCAATATTAAGACCAAATACTGTTAACTCTAGGAACATACTAGAGAATATAGATAGAACAGTCTATAAAGATACCTATATGAAAGTTGGTGATAACCCTGCAACAACTCCATATGTTAAAAGCACATTTGTTAACAATTGTGTTAAGAATGGTATACCGATAGCATTTGAGTCTGCTAACCTTTTTGAAGGCGGCATAGATGGTAAATACCTAATGGATCAGCTTAGTAGTGGTGACCCACAAGATAAAATAGCTATTAGAAGATGGAGAAGTATTGTTAAAAGCCATTATGATAACCACAATATGGTTCTGATGCTTAATAAAGATACTGGGTTTCAACCTGGAGAGTATGATCAGTTCTTAAGACAATATGTAGGTAAGGTCTCTAATTATGTTATTAAAGATCCAAAATATCAGGAAGAGATTGATGTTGCTAAACCTTATGGTAATAACTCAGAACCATATAGAGATCTTAATTCAGAATTCTCGGGATTACCAAGAGAAGAGACTTGGAAATTATCATCTAGCCCGCATTTATATTCTGATATCTTAAGACTTGAAGAAGAGCTTTCTGGTCAAGCTGTTAATGGTGGTAAGGTTACAGATTGTGGAGAAATAATAGCAGGATTAAAGAAGACTAGACAAGAGATGTTTAACCATAATGGCTATACTAATGGTTTAAGCTTCGAAGATATTATTTTTATACCTATAGAGAAAATTTTATCTAATGGCGGAGAATATTACGACGAAGATACTGATCTTGTAATAGTGGTTGATGACGTTAAATCTAGCGAAAGTGTTATACATCCATTTAGCAAAAAGAAAAGAGAACTCGATCAGAGACATTTAGCATTTGAAGCTGATAATATCGGAACTGGTTGTAACATTAAAATTATTAGTAGTTCTCCACAAGAGATAGGTAAAGTTTATTATACTAAATTCTTAAATAAGGTTTATAATATACCAGTTACTAATGGTAATGGTCAGGCTAGCCAAATTATTATAACTAGCAGAAGTACTAATAGTGGATTACCAGACATAACAGTATTACCATTAACAGAACAAGCTCTAAAAGAACTGAACCTATTTGATAATATTAACGATGCCGAATGCCTAGGTCTAAGAGAAGAGAATCTAAAACGTGAAGGTTATAGTGTTAAACTAGCAGAACTTCAAACTAGTAAAGAGATAACGCAGATGAATCTAGAGAAAGCAAGAGCAGAGTTTGAAACTTACCTTAAGAAAACAGCGACTGAACTAGCAGCTAAGAAACTAGAGTTTGAGCTCAAATTGAAAGATGCTATAGCTAAATCTATGCTAGACGAAAAGATTAATAATGCTAAGTTGCAAAAAGAGAAATATAGCGCATTAGCCTCTGTATTTAAATCTATTCTAGACACGTTTAACATTACTACTAGATTTGTCGATATAGTAGCTGATATAATTAAGAGGGATAATATATAACTCGTTATGAGTTATATATTATTTAATTAAGATGTTCAGTTCTAATGATCATTTTTTAAAAAATAAAATTGAAAGGACAACACATGGATAGTTTATTGGCCAAAGCTTTAGAAGACCATACTCCACGGATGAACGATAAGCTCGTACGTGGTATAGCTAAAGGTGTCTTTGAAAGTATTCCGTATTATATCAATAAGATGATCCAAATCAGTATGGAAAAGATTAACCCAAATATTGATCTACGATATAAAGGATATAAGATTTGTACTCCGGAAGAAGAACTTATGGAGGATGCACTAAGTAGAGCTAGTAATAAACCTGCTGATATAGCAGCGAATAATGCTTATTTAGCTGTTTTTGAATTTGAGCATAACGGACAACCTATGCCCAAATACATATATCTACCATATTGCGATCCAGGTAACATATTCGTAATATCTGGTACTAAATATGTAGTTATGCCTATATTGACAGACTTAGTTATATCTGTTAAACCAGATAAAATCTTCGTCAGATTACATAGGGATAAAATACACGTTACTTCAGAAAGAAAAAGGGTTATTCTTAATGGTAACCCTAATCCTGAAATGCCTAAACTCTTATTTAGTAGTATTTTAAACTCTGGTAGTAAAGACAAAATGAAACCAGGTGGTAAAACACCATTAGGGTTGTATTTACTATGTAAATATGGTCTAAGAGAAACCTTAAGAAAATATACTACTCTAAAAGAGGGTGATATATTAATTAAATATGATCCTTATGATAAAATTACGAATGAGGATTTTAAAGATTATGACATCTATAGCACTGTTGGCGAAAGACCTAAGAGCTATGATAAAGGTGTTGCATATCGTAAGCATAAAATTAAAGTTCTTGTTCATAAGGATGTGAAGCTTGACCCATTACTTACAAATATCATAGGTGGTATTATTATCAGTTTTGATATTGCTAATGGTAAAATAGAAGCAGATTTAGTTAACTATCTAGACGAAGGTTTGATTAAAGAGGCTGCATATCAGGATATATTAGCTAAATATCCTAAACCTAATAAAATGGAGCTTAAAGAGATTGAAGCCTATCGTAAAGATTTTAATAAAACACTTATTAGAGAGAAAAACGTTTGGCGTCTTTTGTTAGGTAGAGGTATGTACAAATCTGAAATCTCTGTAGATAAGATCATCATAGACCTAGAAGAGCATATTACAGCTCTAGATAGTTATGTCGATGAGATTATTAAAAGGAAGTTAGCTAATGTAGGTGTTATGATAGACGACTTTTGGGATATGCTAGTTTACATTATAAGCATCTATGCACATAGTGTAAATAACGCTAAAGAGTATAATAGAAATGTAAATCACATTCATATTGATATACACTATTATATCTGTTATTATATTATCATTGGTTTTAATAGGGCTATTAAACAAATTAATCAGCGCTATGAAAAGTTAGGACAAAGGTCACCTTCTAAAGAAGAGATCAAAAAGATAATTAATAACAATATTTCCGAAAAGGTAATCTATAATCTAGTTAAGAGTTCAAGTGCTAGCTTAGCATTAGCTCAAGCAGATGTTAGTAATGATAGTTTATATTATAAAGCAACTGCGCAACTAGAAAACCAAAACAGAGGCGAAGGCGTACATAGAGGCGGTAAAACCCCATTCCCAGATAATATTAAAACACTGACTGCGTCTATGTTTGCATATGGTAGTCTATTGTATTTGATTAAATCAGCTCCATCACCTAGCTTAAGAGCTAATCCTTGGGGTCAATGGGATGAAATTACCGGACATGTTATTATACCAGAGTATTTACAACCGGCTATCGATAAGCTAGATGCTGCATTACGTGGTGTTACAGATGCCGCTGATGTTGCAGAAGAGCTTAGAGAAGGTCTTGACGATTTAGCGGATGGTATAAGTAGAGAAGAAGACGAAGGAAACAATGATGACGAATGTAGCGATACAGACTGCAGTGGAGATGGAGAATCTGAGGATTGATCTTGAACAGCAGAATACTATATTAGAGACTAAAGCCATTCGAGAACTAGGGCTAGGAGTAATAACTCCGGCCCTAGTGAACTTAATCATCGAGATATATACAAATAAAGCTGTACTAGTAGCGATGAATAGACTAAAGAATGGTATTCAACCTGAACCTAATGATCTTATCTCAACAGTAGTAAATTTAGATAGATCTCCAGTTATGTTAAGGGTTATTACAGAAAACCAATTGCTACCGACTATTGCTAATACTGCTTTAATAAAGTTAAGAAAAATGCAACAGGACGCGCAACAAGTAGCAATGAACACTATAAGTAAACAAACAATGAGAGGAAACAATATGTATATACAACAACCAATGCAAGGTGGGTATATGATGGGACAACCTATGCAAAATAATGGGTTAGTACAGCCTATCGTTACCCAACCAATGGGAATGCAACCCCAAACAATGTATCCAAATATGATGCCACCTATGCAACAACCAAACCAATCGGTAATGTCATCAGGTGTATATAGTGGTAAATACGCTAATGCTCAACCACAGATGCAAACTATGCAACGTCCGGCAGCTCAACCACAGCAAGTGGCTCCAGATAGATATGCAAAAAATGTAGCTACTACAGTACAACAACCTAAAGTTGAAGTTCCTGTTGAAGCTCTACCATCTGAAGAAGGTAGTAATTGGCTATGCGCACCAGGTGTATCTGTTAATATTAACGGTGATGCAATAGGATCTATAGAAAGAGATTTAACGTTAACTTTAGATACCAGCCCTATTGAAGGTAATCTTAAAACTAATGATCTTATAAAAGCTGGGCTATTCCATACGCAGCCTGAGACTATGAGAAAGTGTAATTATCTTATTAAGAAACGTCAGTTTACAACATCTGATAAATACAAGTATCTAGAGTCTAGACTCTTAAGTTATTATACAGCTAAGGCTAACGTAGCGTTTTATTATATGCTAGGTAGAGCATCTGCAGATGATGTTATTCAAGATAGAGATACCTTAATGTCAGAGTTTATTGGTAAAATAGTCGTGATTAAAGATAGGGCAGAAGCAGAAGATATTTTAAATAAAGCTATAGAGGAGACTCAAATAGCTAAAGCTAATATATCTACCGAAAATAGTCCTATCGATAATTTGACCGTAGAGATCAATTACGAAGAAGTAAGGCCAACATACGTCATTAACTCCGATCGTCTCTTAGAAGCGTTCGTAGGCGTTAAAAAAGCATATAACGATGTTATATCTTTAAGTAGATATTCTTATCCGGGTGTTTATAAATCATTGTCTAAATTATTATTAGAAAATAATAATCGTGCTGATATTTTTATAGCATCTGTTAAAGGATATGTTTATGCAACTCTATATCAAAAAGACGCACAGTCGGACATTACATTGGCAGTAATCGAGAGCAAAATAAAATAAGGAGATAAAATGGAAATTGTAGCTTATAAGCCAGAAGAATCTAAACAGATGATCGAAACATTTGAGTCTTACGTTTTCGAAGATGCTATTCGACATGTAAAGCATATCTACAATATTACTCATAACCGGTTAACAAAAGAAATCAACCAGATAGTTGGTTGCCATCGTACCGATAGTAGTATTGAAAGCATTACGGCGGATGTAAACGCATTTGCCGATAAGCTTGTAGAGCTTTTAGATAGTGAGACACCATATACACAACCAACCGATAAACTACTATCGGTTTTACGTCAATCTATAGTTGGAAAAGAAGATAGTACAATAGAGAGCCAAATAGTCGATCTTATTTTAAGAAAACTAGAATCTCATCTTTTGCATATATCTGCTAATGTAGGTGATCTAGCAGTAGATGTAGACGATATTTCGGAGGACTGGAATGAGGTTAAGCATGTATTAAGAAATAACCAAATTGAAGCTTTCGTTCTTAGTGAAATGGATAAGTTTTCAGTATCGCTTATGAACTCTTTATATTCAAAAAGTATTAAGGTAGAAATACACCAACTAGAAAAATGTAAAGCATGCATCATATCGATTTTGTATCACGTACCGTTGATATACTATACAGCTTTTGGCTTACGTAAATATAATAAACCAAGTATAGTCCATCTTAAACCAGGTAATCAACCAGACTATAGCATTATAGCTGGTATAGCAAGTGAGTTTGGGTTAGCATATTTTAAATTGTTTACCGATAACCCTAATAGAAGCGATGGCTGCGTTACTGTATTTATAAATAAAGTAACTAGCGACATCATACTTTATGTTTAAATAACATTATTCCATACCGCCATATGGAATACGATTTTAAACATACTAAAAAATTAACTAAGGAGTTAAAAATGGAAAAAGAACTTTTATTAAGGGTAGAGAGCCTTGAAAGAACTGTACGTACTTTAGACGCTAAAGTTTCACAATTAGAGATGTCACTTGCAAATATGCCAAATAATACGCAAGTTAATGGCCCTTTCAGTGGTAATGCGTTTCGAAACCCATTCGGGAACCCATTTCAATATCAACCAGTTGTTTCGGTAATGAACCCACCTATACCAGGTCAATCACCTGCGCAAGCCAATAACTCTGTAGAACAAAAGCTTGATAGACTATTGGAGTTAATTAATAACAATTTTTCTAGACTCAACTTTAGATTAGAAGCTCTAGAGAATGAAAGAAGAGAGTAACATGGGAAAGTTTATAATTACAGGTGTTTATGCCCTTGGGCTATGGTTCTCTTACTCTATCGGTAAAAGAGGCTTCGCTAGAACTCTTGTTGAAATCGAAGATACGATAGACGATGTACGTAAATGGGGTATACAAAAACTCCATGACCTCGGTGAAGAGAGAGAAAATATAAAACAAGAGAAATCTGATATTCAAGAAGAGAAGTCTGGGGAGTAATGCTCCTCAGACTCTCTATAATTTTTTATAAGGAGAATAACCCATGGTTATAGATATTTTAAAAATGGGAAAAACCAATACTAACTTAGGTTATGTTCGTGATAAAAATGCTTTAATTTACCTAGGTAGTACAGAAGGTGATTGTGAGTGGGGATATACGTTAGAAGATTATGATAAGAGTATTCTCTATAAAGCTAAAGATATTTTCGATATAACGTTTAACGAACTGGACATCCTTAAGGATCCAAAACTTCTTGAAAAGATTAAGGATCTAAATATTGTCAATGCAGATAGTGCTGGAGACGAACATCCAACTGTTAAAGAGTTTCTAAGTTGCTTTACTAGAAGTGAAGACTATTCTAGCATGCTTCCTGATCTTAACGAATTAGATCTTACAGGAAATATTCTAGCTGGACATTTAACAGGGTGTCCTGTCGAACTATACCAATCTATTAACATCTACTATCTAGATCCAGAAGACGACCTGTATGATGGATATTCAGTTACCAGTGCTAATGTTGGGTATAGAACCATTAATGGTAAAGCAGAGTATATCTTCGAATGCACACCAGGAATATACGCAGATGAAGAAGAGAGTAAGATAGCTTTCCAATTTACTCTAGATCAAGACGAGTTAGACGAACTTCTCGAAACAGATGATCCTAATCAGGTTATCTATACTAAATTTGTTAAAGTATTAAAAGAGGCAGCACCTGATTGGCATTTCGCGACTAACAAGGAGTCGTAATGAAAAAGTTAAAAATCAATAGCTTTAAAATCGACGCTAATGAAGTTGATTCAGAGTTTATCATTAACATGGTAACAAATATTGGGTTATACTTAGGGACGCACCCAAAAGAGGTTATACCATACTTCACAGTGCATGAGACAGTTCTGGATGATTGGTTCTCAAAACACCTTAAGATCAATCTAAAGAAAAAGTATACTGCATTACAAGTAACTGCGTTATACTCTACTATTAAACAGATTAATTCAATCTTCTTAAGAGTCATTAGGTCTGTGTTTCCTAATACTTTCTCTGGTGGAAAAACTGATGCAACAACTTTAAAGAAGTTAACAGAACTCTATATAGCATACTATACGCTTAACAATCAATTTATAGCATTCCCGTATATGGATTCTGTTAATGCTATGGGACTAACTGTTCTTGGTTCTATCAAGTTTCAGCATACCGGAGGAACTCTTAGAGTTGGTATAGAGGATTTAAGTAAAGAGTATAGAGTACTTAACGTAGAGCCTCTAGAACAAAAACCAGAAGATCTTAACGAAGATGTTGGTGTTTTTGCAAGAGTCCTTAAGGCGTCTATCGATGCTCGTAGTCCACAAGCTCTTAGCCTGGTATTCAATTTTACTAATGCTCATCGTTCACGTTCAGTAACAACATTAGCTACTTTTATAGCGGAGATAGTTACACTTAAATTTAGTTCTTGTAAAAAGTCGCCTGAACTTGAAAATGCATATACTATGGCTATCAACCTTGTACCTGGTAACGAACCTCCCGCCAGAACAGCTGTTGTAGCTCATCTCTTGGAAGCCTTATTTCATTATCGAACGACTTATGCTTCTAATAACTTCGAAGCCATATGTTCGATCTTCTTAGATCTTCTAAGGGATTTTGAGTATACTATCACCACAGCGCGACATCCTAAACCGCATCCGGTTTTAGGTGCTAGTATCAATGGTCGTAATTTCAGCATAGCTATCTAATCTTAACCATCATATGAAGAGATAGTAACACATAAGGAGCATCATATGACACAGGATGAATTAGCCTCTATTGTCCAAAATAGAACAACTACTAGCTTCGGAGTCTCTATAGGAACAGGTCTCCTATTAGAGGCTATGTTCGATCCTATAGTAGAGCGTTATGATCCAGATAGACCTATACCCCCTAGAGTAGAAGTCCGTAAATATCCATACTGGTTGATTAACGTCTATACACTTATAAGGAATATTCTCAACTCTCTTACTACACCTATAGAGAGAAATGAAATAGATCCTAATACCTTTGCCTCTGTCATTATGAAAACCTTACAAGAGGAGATCATGGTTATCCGTGGTCTCGTCTCTACTCTCGAAGTTCATAATGATTGGTTACAACTATGGGTACCGAAGTATACTACACTTATTAAACTTTTCAATGCTGGTAAAGATATCTCAGATCTTAAGTATATTAATAAGAACATAGAGGCTTTTAAGCTCTATAGTCCATTAGTAGATAAGATTAGTTATATTTCTAAAGTAGAACCTCAAGGTTCCTATAAGTTTAGTTCTGTCTATAAACAGGCACTTATTACTACTAGCTTCCCTTTAGATCTTTTACAATCTAACTATCTTACTCTGTTAGAATCACATACTGGTATCTTAAAAGATAATCATCTTTGGTATACTAAGTATCACCCAGTTGGTAAACAAGATCTCAGTCGTTTACCAATGTCCGATATAGTCTTTTATATTCTTGGTGATGATCATCTTGTTAAAGGCTGTTCTATTACTGTTAAAAGGGAACTACTCTCTTTAGCGGAGACTAAGAACTGGTCTTATCGTACAACACGTGATAAGATCGTTGCTAACTTTAAAGAATCTGAGCTTCTAACCGAAGCTATTCAACCTTTTAAAAGTTACTAAGAACCATTCGTAGGTTCTTAGTAACTCTCTTTTTTGTATTTTACTTATTTTAAATTTAAGAAAAGAAATTTATTACATTTTTATTTCCATTAGACGTAGTCGTTTTAATGGAAAATAAAAATGTAATTTTTTAAATGATCT